ATAGCGCCCTCGCAGAGCAGGGGCTGAGTCGTGAGTTGGTTGATTCGTTTATTGAAGGGCAGAAAGCTCTACAGACTTCTGAAGAAGACAGCCTGATGGCTGCTGCTGGAGGTAGAGAGAATTATGCGCGTATCGCTGAGTGGGCCTCTGAATCACTGACAGAGACTCAGCTGGACGCTTATAATAAAGCTCTCGAAACAGGCACTGAGGCGCAAGCTAAACTGGCTATTGACTGGCTTAAGGGTAAATACGACACCGCCAACGGCACTAACCCAGCTCTTATTGCAGGGAAGACTCAAGGGTCTAGCAATAATCCTTTTGAAAGCAGAGCGCAGATTATCTTGGCAATGTCTGAGAGAGATGCAAACGGTAACAAGAAATACGAAACCGACCCGGCGTATCGCAAAGAGGTTGAGCGTAGATTAGCTATAACCAATATATAAACATGGCCGAAGCACTTACATGGTTTAATGAGAACAAAGGTGAAGTCATTGGTATCCTTACAGGTATCGTGACTGTAGCCAGTCTCATTGCCACTATGACCCCCAACGAGAGCGACAACAAGTGGGTCGCTCGCGCATCTAAAGTGGTGAGCTGGCTCGCCCTGAACATCGGAAAAGCTAAGAGCAAGTAATGGTTAAACTGGTTGTCAGTTTATTGATTCAGTTCCCTAAGCTGGCTGACTTGTTCTTTAAGGTCAGGGATGAATACTTTAAGGCGTATAAAGCTCGCCGCCATAAGCGCAACGATAAGCTTATCAATCGTTGGGTGCACGACGACGATTAAGAAGAGTGAAATTCCGCGCTTTATTCAAAAGTTGGAACAGCATTCTTTCTCTCCTGAAGAAAAAGAAACAATCGCTGAAATCCTCCGATACGCCAACGACCTTGAGTCCCGGTGATATTGTTGGTATTTGTGTTGGTCACTCTAGACCTAACGACGCAGGAGCGCTCAGCGTGACTGGGGTAAATGAATGGCTCTACAACGTGCGTCTAGGGGCGCTCTTAAAAAAGCACCTGTATGAAGAGGGTGTCTCGTCTATTTTGTATGACGAGTATGAAGGCAGCAGCTACGGAAGCGCCATGCGCTGGATAGCGCACAAGATGGCAGAGGACAAAGTAACCTTGGCTATAGAGCTGCATTTTAACTCAGCATCCCCTACAGCATCAGGCTGTGAGATGCTTTACTACCACAGCTCAGCACAAGGGAAACGCTTAGCTACAATGCTTCAGAGAGAAGTTATTGTAGAATACAACACGAAGAATAGGGGCATTAAGCCCATGCAAAGATTTTCGCGGGGTGGAGGCTTCTTGGTAAAAACCAAGTGCCCTGCCGTGATATGTGAGCCTTTCTTTGGCTCTAATGAACGAGAGTGGAGAATGTTCTCTACCTCCCGCAGCCTTCTAGCGCGAGCATACGCTAGAGGTATAAAGAATTTCCTGTCGATTAGTAGCGAATTAGTAGCCTAAGTGCCCGAAAGGATAACACTAGAGAGCGAACGGCGTGAACGGAACGACTTGAAACGGTAAATTAAATTCTAACCCCTTAAAGAAAGGACTATAAACAATGGCTGACGAAGGCATTATTGTACCCTCACGTCTTGGTGCAGACCTTGATGTGAAGTCAACTTGGGCGGACCAAAACGCCCTGTTCCTGAAGGTGTTCGCAAACGAGGTCTTGACGACCTTTGAAGAGACGAACGTGATGAAGGACCTCCACACCATTCGGACTATTTCGAGTGGTAAGACAGCCCAATTCCCCGTAATTGGGACCGCAACCGCTAAGTACCATACTCCCGGTGATGATGTATTTGAAGAGGGTGGGGCCACTCCTACCTACAATCAGGTCATCAAGCACACCGAGAAGACCATCCACATTGATGATGTACTTCTGGCGGCTACTTCCATCGCCAACATCGATGAGCTTAAGAACCACTACGAGGTCAGGTCCGTGTATGCGGCTGAGCTTGGACGGGCTCTTGCTAAGCGCTTCGATATTGCGACCTTGAAGACTCTAATTGCTGCGGCGAACTCTGCTGCCAACATTCCGGGCATCACCCCGGCTGGCACCCAGCTCGACGCGACTGACAACGTAACGGGCACTTATTCTGCTACGGCGTCTCAGATTGTAGAGTTGTTTGGTAAAATCGCGCTGACGTTTGACCAAAACGACATCCCGAAAGAGGGTCGTTTCGTCATTCTTTCTCCGGTTGACTACTACACCCTGCTTGGGACTGATAACATCGCTATTAACCGCGATTTCGGTTCCGCTGGTAACGTAGCGTCTGCATCGCTTCCGATGATTCACGGTCTTCCAATCGTGGTCAGTAATCACCTTGAAGACATTCGGGGTGTTAACGAAGCTGGTCAGGACCAAGACGATGACAAGGCGGCTAACGATGTGTTTGGAGGTAGCGGAACTGGCTACAACTCCGACTTCACTAACGTGAAGATGCTTGCTGGGCACACGTCCGCAATCGGAACCGTCAAGCTGATGGACCTCGCTGTAGAGTCCGAGTACTCAATGCAGAAGCAAGCCACGCTCATGCTGGCTAAGTATGCAATGGGTCACGGAGTCCTGCGGCCTGAGGCTGCTATCGTGGTTGACGAGTAATCAACCCAATAACCCTTGAGGGGGTCTTCGTAGTTTATTCTGCGGAGGCCCCCTTTTTTTCTTATGGCTCTAACTACAGAACTCGAAAGCGTAAACCAAATGCTTGGGCATATTGGTGAAGCTCCCGTAAACTCCCTAGCCGACACAGCTGCTCTTCCTATTTCGGGAAGTATTGCTTTGACCACGCTACGTGAAATCGCAAAAGAAGTTCAAACTGAGGAATGGCACTTCAACACGATTAGTAAGTATGAGCCAATTCTTGAGGCAGACGGCAAGCTGCGCCTGCCAGACAACACTTTGTTTGTAGACCCGGTGGATAAGTCAGACGACTACGTCCAAAGGGGGTTGTATTTATATAATCGAAAAGACAAAACCTTTATCTTCACATCAACTGTTGAAGTTGATTTGACCGAGCAGCTGTCATGGGATGACCTACCAGAACCAGCGAGACGTTATATAACCCTCAGAGCGTCTCGTGTGTTCCAAGGTCGTATTGTTGGTAGTCGTGAGCTTGAAGCGCTCATTGCTGCTGATGAGATGCAAGCACGGGCGCGTCTTCAGGAACTTGATTCTCAGTCCTCTGACCGGACCATTTTCGATAGCTCTGATGTCTACTACAGACTGGGAGTTAATCGTAAATACAATGTAATTTCATAAAATGCCTCTGATTAACTCTTCGGTATCTAACCTCATCCAAGGCGTCTCTCAGCAGCCTGATGCGGTACGCTTTCCCGGCCAATGCGCCGAGCAAGAGAACGCCTTGTCGAGCGTTGTGGATGGCTTACAGAAGCGTCCAGCTACTCAGCACGTTGCTACCCTGCTAACTGAAGTTGCTTTAGATGCTAATGCTAAGGTTCACTTTATCGAAAGGGATAATAATGAGCGGTATGTTGTTATTATTAAAGGCACGGACAATAAGACAATTTCGGCCTATAATCTAACTACAGGAAAGCAAACGAGAATAGACCAGAAATACAGAGGACTGGTAAACTCCTTTACAATAACAAACGACGCCGCAGGAGCGCCGAGTAGCGCTGACATAGAAATAACTACAGAGTGCCCTTTAGTTATAGCCGCCAATGATGATGGAACTACACCAGTGGGGACTTTAAAGGTTGTAGGTGGTGGGTGGACTAGCGCTAAAAGCTACAACTTAATGGCAGTGGGGGATGGAGAAGACAAAAATATACTCAAAATAGAGAGCCTAGAAGATGGTATAACACTCTTTGATACGACAAAAGGAGAGCTACAGAGCGTCATAGAATACACTATAACAGGGACGAACTCTGACTTAGTTTTAGATAGCGCTAGTTACCTTACTGATAACAGTGGAGAAGGAGTAGCTACTCTTTCCGTTACTCCTACAGTACCTAAAGACGACCTTAGCTTGATGACTACTGGGGATGTCACCTATGTACTGAATACGAAAAAACCCGTAAGCAAAGACCCTATATCTAAAACTAGGCCACTAGACAAAAGCGCTTTAGTCTTTATCAAGCAGGGAGACTACGAAAAGAAATACGGAGTGCGTATCAACATAGACGGAGATGCTAATTCTCCCCACGAGCATCACTGGTATTCAGGAGCGTCCCAAAGGAAAGCTGATGATAAATTCTTTAACACAGCTAAGAACGCGCAAGCAGATACTATATTGGAAGGGTTGTTTAGTAATAGCACAGACCCGGTTTATGATGCACACGGCGACGAGGGCTCCGAAAAAGAAGCGGTTGGGACTAATAACGGATTAGGGAACCTTAACGCTAATGGGTTCACCGCCGAACTATTAGCTCCACAGATAGGTAAGATAACAGGACCTGACTCACCTAACTGGACAATACATCCGGTAGATAGCATGGGAGGAGAAGGGGTAGGCGTGGTTCATAAGTCAGTCACAGCTCTCACAGACCTCCCAACTGTGGCTCCCCATAGGTATAAAGTAG